GTTAACTTGCTGGGATTAACCCAACTAAACAGTCTTTCTTAAGGACCGTTTTTATAAATGATGGCTAGTAACCATCCTAGAAGCCAAGACTTCTTAACCAAATCTTTTAATAAGGTTAGATAGAGATTGCTCTTCTCTATTTCTTGACCGTGTGGTCACACGCTTCGCATACGGAAGCGTCTCAAGACCAATCTTGAGTGAAGGACCTGAGTTGATTAAATTCAGACCCTTCAATGTTTCACCAAGCCAGATGAAACCGCTAAAAGATCTTTGAATCTTTTTCTCCAAGTCAACCATGGATGTAAATTTGGCTCTGCCAAATTCTCCGAGAGATTTCTCGGTGGATCTATTGACCCGCGTTCTCCAATATCTTTTGGAGTCTTTAATCCATCGATTAAAGGTCCGCTGTTCGCGGACTGTTTCTTTTAAAAAGAAATCCTGAAAGTTCAGGACTCTCTCCACTTGCTCGGCAAGGTGGGAGAACGGTACAAAACCATGTATCGCTGCCTCATTCTCTAAGGCAGACCAGTCATAAGCCTGGGTATATGGATCGCGAGGAACCATGATTTCTTGAGACTCAAGAAATTCTATGACGAATTCTTCGTCATAAATGCAATTAGGAGAAATTGCATGTCCGAGACCTCCCTTAGTCTCGTACCGAAGGACCTCTTTGAATAAGAGGTTATACTTCTCATTAGAAGTAATCCCGTGCTTGATACGGGAATTCAGAGACCCTAGGGCCTCTAGTTCCACATATCTTTTGTGGAAATCATCAAGCTCAAGGAGTTTGAATGTATACCCTATGTAAGGGAACATCCAGTTCGGAACGGAACTGTCAAGGCAGGGTATACCTGCTCCACCCGCTGAAGGTGGTAAATACAGAGGATATCTGCATTTGGATATGGTATCCTTACCATATGAACGTGATAAAATCATGTGATAAGTGCTAAGTACACTTAATTTGAGAGATTTACTCTCAAAATAATCTAACTGATTACGAAGCATCCTGCCTTTTCCAAGGATGCTACTCCGGTTATCAGAGTGCATTCTGGCCATAGTGGTCAGAAGTCTAGACTTAATAACGTCTATATAACGTACTGAAAAGTCACGTCCTTTGCCATAGGCAAATGCATGGTCTTCACAAAAGACCAATAAAAGACGTGAAAGCATGTCTTTCCATGAGAATTGCATTCCCATGTCAGTTGCTGTTTTCTTAAACAACTGAATTCTACGTAAATCTTCACGTAGGGCCGCGACATCGTCGCCGCAAACACAAAGGGGATCCCCTTTGAGATCTATTATTATAGAAATAGGCGACCATAAAGCCGCCTTCGCAAAATAATAATGCGAAGATATCTCCTCAATAAGGAGATTTAACAAAGTTAATGTTAAAAAGCTTATGGGTTCACCCATAAAAGAACCCCGTTTATTCGGGATACCCTCTGGAAACAGAGTGTCTAGTTCCCGTCGGAACTTCTTAGCCTTGTAAAGGTTACGTGGACAGTTAATTAAACTGTAAAAGACCATAAAAGGGTGGGTCTTTGGTAAATGTTGGACAAATCCGTCCCACATAGCCTTTATAATATCTAAAGGAATCAAGTCAGTAGCTGACTTGTAATCTGTCGATTGACAGATGGGGTCTTTATAAGAAAGACCTCGACCCTTAAGGAACTTAAGGAAAGACCACATTTTATTCGTGGACCTGAGCCCGATCCGGGCTCTACCATCTCTAGCTAAGATGGGTTCAGCAAGAAATCTTGCTGAACGGTTTACCATGGTAAACCATCCTTGGTTTTTACCAAGTGGTCGGGTTTTAGCACCCGGCTCCGCTAAACAATCTAGTTTAGTGTGAGGAAATATCCTCGGTACATATCGCAGTAAGCGATCGTTTTTCCTCTCAAAATAAAGAGGAATCATATATCCATCAATGGACATATAACATGAGGGTTCAACCCTGATACCTTTGAGATTCTCAAAGTAGCCCTGACTATGGGCTTCTGTTGCACTTAAAAGCAACAGGATTTTCCCCATTGTTGGGGGTAAGACTTCATCAGTCTCGAGTATACTTTTAGTAAACTCCTCCTTACTAGTTAAACTAGTAGTCCCATAAAGAATAGGACAAATTGACCGTGTACCGGCCCTTGTTTTATAAAAAGCAATAGATCTTGGAAACAAGACCTGTCCATACACATCGTGTATGGTCTTACTCAAATTTTGAGTCAGGAAATCCCAGAAATCATACTGAGATTCGTCAATAATAAATTTGACGTCGGAAACCTTTTTATTAATAAGGTTATACTGAGAAGAATAATAGGACGCAAGTCCTCCCTCAGACTGACTGTTTTCCCAACAGCCAGAAGTACTCACGGAAACATGAGTAAAAGTGGGCATAGTGTCCACTCCAAGTTTATTAGCAAGCTTGGCGGAAAACAGTTCAACTGTTTTAAGAATCTCCGGAGAGGAGACATGCTCAGTAGTGAGTATGGTTAGTTGCTCTTTAAAAGCATCTGTACACATTTTCTGTGTAGGGCATGGTAATGCCCGACCAAAGGTCCGAATCTGACAAAGATTCGAAACGACAGTATTGTCGTGATGTGTGGAAATATCCATACAAATATCTTTATATTTAGATAAATGCCCTGAGAACCAGAGCATTCGCGGGTAGCCAGATTGGCTTACCCATCCATTCCAATATGGAATAGAAGGAGGACGTACGTTCTCCCCTTTCATGTCGCTACAAGCAACATACTGGAGCCATCCAGCCAGGTTCTTAAGAGCCTTTAAACCTTTTTCAAAGTTTATGGGAATGAAGATTTTCTTCATTAAACCTTCGCGATTGCGAATGGTTTTCAGTGAACCACTGAAAAAGAACTCTAAAAACCAGAGTTTATACTTACGGATAGCCCGAAATAGTCTCCCATCATACTTGAAGGGATTGTACTCTTGATTCAAAAGTACAGTATGCATGTTGGCTATCCAACATTCCTCAACAAATTTCCATTGATGAGATGAAGAGATCGTAATTCTCTTTAAAGTTGAAGGCCTCAACTTCCTGCCTATATTTAGGTAGAGCCGGTTAGACCGACCGATTGCATCAAAGCAACCGTTACCACGTGAATCGACATAGTACGTGGCAAGTCTTGTACAAAGACTTGTAATTGGATTCCGAGAAACCAATCTAGACAACATTTTGTCATCTAGTCCTTCCGGCGGAGCCGGAAAAGAAACTTTATAAGTTTCTGGAAGAGCAGCCGAAGCTCCTCCTCCGAGTCCTGGGTTAACCACCAGGCTGGGAAGTGCCTCCGTAGAGGCCCGGATGTTATTGGACATCCTTAAGTTATA